ACTGCAGCTGCTCTCATTTTAGATGCAGACATTCCCTCTACACCCTCAGCATCTGGGTCACGAGCCCCAGCACTTAATACTTTTACTGTTTTATATTCATATAATCCATGTCTTGATTTGACACCATTGTATTCGTTAATTATTCTTTTAAATTCTGCCACTCTATCAGAACCTACAACCATAATAAGATTTTCATAACTGTTTAGTTCTACTAGTATTTCAAAAATGTTTCTAGACTTTGATACTACAATATTATTTTTATGTTTAGGAAATGATTGTTTCATATATGCAATTTTCTTTGCATATTGTAATGGGTCTTTCTTAGGATTCTGTGATTGAGAAGCAAAGATTTTATAGTCACTAGGATTTGCTTTCTTTACAGCATCACATAGTTTTTCATGACCAGTCGTTGGTGGATTAAATCTACCAAAAGTAAATGCTACTGTTTTAGGAGCTTCATTTAAGTTTAATTTCTTCATTTGTATTTTTTAGACCCCAGTTTAGTTCCTTTTGCTTTCATCGCTGGTGTTGTCATTTGACTTTCAACATCAGCCATAGCTCCAACAAAGTATTTTAAATTACTTTCTATTTTATTTTGCATAGTTCTATATGAACCATATCTAAAAAACTTGGCATCTTTTTTAGCATCCTTTTCTAATGTTCTTGCCTCTTTAGCTAATTCTAAAAGTTTTCTTGTTATCATATTTGTTAAAGTTTCTAAATCATATGTTGCCATACCAGATATGTTTACAGCTGGGTTTTCATATGTTTCAATATCTTTGATACCTTTAGGTTCATAGATTCCACCAAATTCATTTGTTACTTTTTCTTGTAGATGTTCTTTAAATTTTTTCATTATGACTTATCCCATGCTTTGATTGCAGTAAAGTTATTAAAACTAAACTCCATTCTATCTACTAATTTTACAGCATTACCTGATACTCTATCTATTGCAACATACCCCTCTGGGTTTGATACTTTAAATCCATTACTTGTTTTAATAAATGTTCCAATACTTCTAACACGATTTAGTTTTTTAACTACTAACATTTTAGCATTGACAATCGCATTTTGAAATGTAATTATTTGTGTTAAGTTTTTAACATGTTTCATTACTTCTCTTTTATATTCTTTTTGTAAATTTGTATACTTATCTTTTCCTTTAGGACTTTTTGATTTGTCAATCATGTCTTGTAGTTTTAATTCTACATGTTTAACATAACCCATTGCATGTGCCTTAGGGTTTGTAATTGGTTTACCTTGTCTAACATTAATATTATTATATGTTTTTAATCCTGCTGACACTATTGCACCCGTAAAACTATTTTGTAAATTTAAAAACTTAGTTAACATAGGTGAATTAATTGTTTGAAATGTTTTGCCAGCAATAGATAACTGTGCAGTAATAGCATCTGTTTCTGATTGTGTAAATGTTGCACTACCAGATACATCTTTAAATGTTGCATCATCCATCCATACACTAGATACATTTTTAAGACCTGATATGTTTACTCCAAATGAAGCTTTCATACTTTGTAAATCACCACCTGTATATGTTGTATGCCAAACGACACCAATCTTTGCTTTTTTAATCTGTCTTCCTAAATCTGAATCAACAGGCACTACATAAACAATCGTGTTTGGTTGAAATGTATAAACCTTTTCTCCATCTATAGTGTCTGTAGATACATCATCAGTAAACATTAAATCACCTTGTATCACTCCTTTAATACCTAGTTTTGGAAACTCTGATAATGCAACTTTAAATTTTGCATTTAAATCACCAGATGTATACTTGTCTATATCGGCATTTGTTTTTAATACTTGTGGTTCTACATTAAAGACTGATTTCTTTCCTACAAAAAACTTACCATCTGCTGGGTCTACACCAGCAAAGATTGCCGGAGCACCATCCCACTTAACTGTCATGTTAATAGATGAACGACTTTCACCAGCAAACATATTTCTTAGTGACTGTACAAAGTTTATAGATGCACGACCACCTGTAATACCATAGTTAAGTATCTCATCTTCTATATGTTCTAGATGAAGGTTCTTTCCACCTTTATCTTCGAATAGTATTTGTTCTGCTAGATTGTTCATATTATTTATTAAAAAAGTGTGCAACATCTCCTGGTGGTGTTACATCAGCTTTATCTAACTCTATTCCTAAAAATTTAAATATACCTGTAAATACATCCTTACCCATTTGTTTAATACCATCTAGTGTCTTTCTAACTGCAGCCATAATTTTACTAACTAAACCTTGTATCCACGCAAGAGCAGTTCCTGCAAGACCTTTTACTTTATCATATGCTTTTTTAATTGCACCTATTGGGTCAAAATTTATCTCATGTAAATTACATGTGCCTTCAGTTAATAATGCATTCATAATTTTATCTTTTTTTATTTCACTTATTACTATTTGTTTTAGAGTTGGTAATTGTTGATTTAAAAATCTACTTTCTTTCATTGCAGGAACACCAAATCTAAATGAAGAATATGGGTCACCAGAACTAGATTTCCATGCTGCATATAATTTAACTTTACCTGCTAGTGTTGAAATATCTTTTGAAATCTTTGGAGCACCAATAGNAAATTTAGGTTTTCCACNTGGTGTTGTTTNTATTGATTTTGTTATTATACCTTTANCTGGGTCAAACTCTATACAGATACTTGCCTTTGGTTGATTTTCATTAAACTTTTTATGACCAGACATGGCCTCATAACATAGAAACTCTATAAACTCTTTATTGTTATCAAAATTTAAATCTTTCTCTATTTGTTTATTTAAATCTTTGTGAAACTTTTCTGTTGAAAGAAACTGTTTAAATGCCTTTTTATCTTCGGGTGATAAATCCTTTTTTTCTGGTGCGATGTTGCCTTCTTTATCCTCTTTACCCGAACCTACATTAGCTAGTTGAGTTTTAGTCATATCAGTAGATAGTTTAGTAAAGTTTTCATCTATTGCTTCTAGTATGTCATTAATTTTTTCAGTATTACCAGAAAAGTGTTCTAGTGCAGCATTGAACATACCTTTAGTTTCACCTTTGGCTGCAGATGCAAGTTGTGAACCACCCTTTTTCTTTAAACTGATTTGATAACTTCCCGTATACATATCAGTTTTTGGAATTGTATTTGATGCACCACTTTTCGTATAAATTGAGGTAAGACTTCGTGTAACTTTTTTACCACCACCGCCAAGTGGTTTCATTGATGTGTTATCTTTTAATAAACCTTTAAATGCTTTTCCTAATTTTCTTCCTTGTTGTTCATATTGAGTTCCAAAAAATTTACTTGCTATAGGATATGCCTCATCCTTTTTATTTGCACCACTATCGGTAGATGACCTAGGTGCAGGATTATTGTAGTAATAACATATACAATCTTCCCATTCAGCACCTGTAGGTGATTTAACATCTCCACCCTTAACATTTTTAGAACTTGTAGTTGGATTAGCCGCACCCGAACCTTTACCATAAACAGTCTTACGATTAGGTAGTTTTTCAAGACTAATTAGTCTTGCCATCTCTTTTTCTATTGCTTGTTTCTCTCTTTGATTTTTAGGTTCATAACGAATCTTAAATGTACCATTATTTTTGTCATATGCCAAAATTACTTTATCTTGAGGTACAAATCTTTTTTGTTGTAAAAATTTGACTAAATCTTGAAGACCTTTATATTGTATATTTCTAGATTTAATAATGAATTTTTTTGCATCAGTTTGTGTTTTGATAGGTGTATCAGCACCCTCAGTTAGAAATAACTGTTGAACCTTTTCTTGTAAGTCTATCTTTTGTGTACGAGCAGGTCTTAACTGCTCCATAGAGCGTCTGTATGACATCAATTTCTCCATTTAAATATAGTTTATGTATCTATTTATCAAACTTTTAATTTAGAGAATTTGTCATATTTGTCTTCTTTAGATTGTTCTTGACCTGTTTTTGAGAATGGATTGACATCATCTGGTCTACCAGATAGATTAGGGCCTGTTCCTTTACCAAATCCTTGTCCTTTATCTGCAATAGGAACATCACTTTGACCATGGTCTACAAGTTCATCTTGTGCTTTGAGTTCTACATCAAATAGTTTCATTTTGTTTCTATCTATTCCAATGATAAACTTCCTATTCATTGTAGGGTCATTGTATCTGTTCTTTAATTGTTTGACACAGATTTGATTGAGTTCTTCTAGTTCATCTGTGGATATCAATGCAAACATTAAGTCAGCCGTTGCAGGCAATCCAAAACTTTCTGCAGTATCTTCTAGTCCAATATCTGTATTTGAGAATCCACTTCGAGTGGTTTGAGTTGCAGACATGATAGGTACATTTGTTTCTACTGCAAGTCCTCTGAGTTCTTCTGCAATAGATTTAATAATTGTATAAGAGTTCATATTATTTCCAGCTTTAAATCTACTTGATGCACAGATGTTTAAATAATCAATAAAGATAATATCTGGTTTGAAAGATTTCTTGATTGCAAGTTCTTTCAGTAGTCCTCTGAAATGTCCACTATGGGCAGATGCAGTTGGATACTCTTTGATGATTAACTTACCTTTTGCTTTCTTTTGTAATCTTGTAATCTTATCAT